CCGACCCCAGCGGGAGCAAAATACCCTCATGAAATTCAAGCAAATATATTACACAATCTTATCAATGGCACTACGCCTTCTGCACCGACCTGGACTCTTTCTGCTCAGCTTGCCTACAGTTTACTTGGCCTCACCTTATTGGCTCTTACGGTATCTAGAGTTTACTTTTCTATACTAGCTTTAGTACTAGTAATAGCAGGTGCTATGTATGGTATGGGGTATGCTTATAAATCTTCCTACTTACTTAACCTTAATGGTGTCGTAGTTATCTCGGTTCTTTATTGGGGCTATCATACTTTCCTGAGTTTCCTTTCCGAGTATCGTCAGAAACTTCAAATCAAACAACAATTCGGGACGTACGTAAGTCCCGACTTAGTAAAAAAATTACAGGAGGACCCAACATTACTGAGACTCGGCGGGTCGACCGAACAACTAACTTTTCTTTTTTCTGACATCAGAGGATTTACACCGATTTCAGAAAAATATCAAAAAAATCCACAAGGACTTACGAGCCTCATTAATCGTTTCCTTGACAATCAGACTGAGATTATTCTCAAGCATGGAGGTACAATAGATAAGTATATGGGAGATTGCATCATGGCTTTCTGGGGAGCTCCGCTTCCTGACGAGAACCACATAGAGAATGCAACAAAAGCGGCTATTGAAATGAGAATAGCTTTGGAGAAACTAAATGAAACACTTCGAGAAGAGGGCCTTGATCAAATTAATACGGGGGCTGGAATCAATTCCGGGCCGTGCGTGGTGGGTAACTTTGGTAGTACTACACGCTTTGACTACAGTGTTCTCGGCGATGCTGTTAATCTGGCTGCTAGGCTAGAATCTAGTTGCAAGAATTACGATGCAGATTTAATTATATCTGAACACAGTTTAGTAGAAGGTTATGATTACGAGTTTTTAGACGAGGTGACTGTAAAAGGCAAGTCGGAACCAGTTAAAATATATACCATACGAAAATAGTACTTGACAAGAGTTCTATATTTTGATATAATTTTCATAAGTGTGGAAATATCCACAAAGCAAAGGGGAGACAATAATGCAATCAGTAGAAGCTGTAGCTGCGGAGTTAGCAAAACACGAGGCTATATGTGCTGAGCGTTGGAAAACAATTTTTAATAAGATAGAAGATATGGAAAGCGAGTCTGATAATAGATTTAATAGAATCGACGAGAAGGCTACTAGAATAGAGTCTATCTTAATAGCATGTGCAGGTTTTTTACTTGTAAGCTTAAGCGGTGTAGTTATCACAATGATAACAATGCACTAGGAGAAAACAATGAAAGTAGAATACGAAAAGAAAGATTTAAAAAAATCACCAAGTACAAAAGCTTTACCAAAAGGGTGGGAGCTTTATGAAAAACGAGGTATGTGGCATCTAGTAGGAGATACACATGAAATATTTACAAGCAAGGAGTTAGCGTTAGAATGGCTAAGCAAATAGAAGAAGCTTTAAAAGAAGCAGTAGAACAAGTTGAGGAAGAAACACCAGTAAGTGCTAGAGTAAAACAATTACTAGCAAAGAAAAAGAACTTGAAAAGAAATAAACATAATCCATTAAGACCAAGAAGAAAGTGAACCCAACAGAATTATTAACAGGATATAAGGATATACACAAAGCCAGGTGGGGCGTAATGACAGGAACGTCTATACGTAGACATACCACAGAGTTCACAAACTTTTGTAGAAGCTATAAACCCAAAACTATTTTAGATTATGGATGCGGAAAAGGCCTCCAATATACAGAACATAAAATGCATGAGGCAGCGGGTATACCAATGCCTACACTATACGATCCAGGAGTAGAAGGCTTAGATAAAAAACCTACTGGAATTTACGATAGTGTAATTTGTACTGATGTTATGGAACATATACATCAAGAAGAATGTGATAAAGTACTAGAAGAAATATTTAACTATGCAAGTCATAGTGTATTCTTTACCATATCATGTAATCCAGCGAAGAAACATTTTCCAAATGGTACAAATTACCATGTGAATTGCAAACCCGAAGAGTGGTGGTTTGCAACAATAAAAAGATTAAAACCTAAGCACCTAAAAGTTTGGTTAATTTTCCCTTCGTTTGAAGGAATCATTAAATATGACAAAGAAAAAACCAGATGAAAGATTAAAGATTTGCAAGAAGTGTCCAAACTATAGTAAGTTTTGGAAAACTTGTAAAGTTTGTCATTGTTTTATGCCCCTCAAGACAAAAATTAGATGGGCAGAGTGTCCACTGGATCCCCCAAAATGGACGTAATAGGAGGTGATAATGCCAAAAGGCAAAGGAACATACGGCTCAAAGGTCGGCAGACCCAAGAAGAAGAAGAAAGGCGGGAAGAAGAAAAAAGGAATGGGAGGCTTAACAGCAGCTCAGAAAAAACTACCACCAGCTTTAAGAAAAGCCATAGCAAAAAGAAAGAAAAAGGGCAAGAAGAAGAAGTAGAGTATACGGGAGCTCTTGACCTAGAAAACTCGTGTATTCCTAATGTGTTTGGTAAACAACCTTGCTGGAGTATTGACGAACACTTAAGATACTACACTTATAAGGAAACAATGAAGAGTACACGAGTTACTGATATCTCATTAAGTATTATTGGAGATAACTATATAAACCACTTTGAAAAGTGGGTACATACACTTCCCGATTGGAAGATATGGGTAATGACAGATAAACCAGAGAGAGTTAAAAAAGTATTAGCAGGTAAACGCCATGTAATCATACCTTATAACAAACCCAGGTTTAATTATTTTGATAAATTACTTTGGGCATTGGATGCCGTAATAGAGACAGGCAGACCAGTACTACAACTAGATGTAAAAAGATTAACATATAGATTGCATGTAGTAGAAAAGTTTGTAGATGATATTAGCATGGTAAGATCGCTATATCACAAACCAGTTTATGATAATAGTTGTTACTTCTTAGGAGTTTGGTCTCCTGGGATGACAGCTCATATGGTACCAACTGTTACAAATCATGACTTAAGATTTAGTACTAATTATTGGAAACCTATATTAAAGTATATGGGTAAAGACACAGACAAGTGGGCACCAATATTAGAACATGCTACTTTGTTTTCTTTGACAAAAGAAACAGCAAAAGAAGTGAGAAAGAATTTGGTAGAGATTGAGCCTCTATTTAGGAAGCAATCAACAGAATACAAGAACCCTTACCCTGGAGTAGCTTCAGGAGAAGGATTAGCATTAGGATGGGCACTACATAATAATAAAGTAAAAACCAGACCTTTGCTACAGATACAGCAAGTAACTGCGCATAACCCAGTAGATTTTACAGATCCCTGGGATAACACAAAATATAACAAAAGAACAAAAGTAAAAGCGTGTTCTTTTAAGTGTACAATATGTAATGACTACTACTCAAAAGTTTAGGATTGGATGACCTTATACTAAGCAAAAATGCATGAAGTAAATTTCATGACACGGAAATAAATCGAGGGGTCTCCAATCCGCCCTTTAGGAGAAATGAATGTTTAAAAGAATTTGGAATATAATTAAGGGGAAAGACCCTAAAGACTTAAATGGCGACGGTAAAGTTGACATTAAGGATAAGTTTGTTGCAGCCGAAATAAAAAGCGGTAAGAAAGTAACAAACGTATTTAAGCCGAATAGTAACCACAACGGCTAAAAATATGTGGTAAAGCAGTCTTGCTCGAAAGAGCGGAAAGGACTGAGGAGAGAAATATGATAGATTTTTTCATACTAATTGGAAAATTGATATCTGTTGTTCCCGTAATCGTAACTGTCTGCTCGTTTGTAGCAGCTATTACTCCAACCCCACTAGATGATGGTTGGATGAAAAAGGTTTACATGATTATGGACTGGTGCGCATTGAACGTGTGGAAAGCCAAGGACAAATAGGTTAATACCCTACGTAGAGTTCTCTTCTTCAGTTATGAGTGGGGAGCTCTACACTTTTATTATGGCAGTTAGAAAAAGAAAAACAAAAAGGAAGGTGGCAAAAAAGAGACCTGTACCTACCAATCCCGCACTATACGCAAGGATTAAAGCACAGGCAAAAAGAAAGTTCAAGGTATATCCATCAGCGTATGCAAATGGATGGCTAGTAAAAACTTACAAAGCCAAAGGCGGAAGGTATCGTATGGGTACTGGACGTAAGAGAAAATAATGGCAAAACCAAAAGGTGGACTAACTAAATGGTTTAAAGAAGGTTGGGTAGATATTTCTCGTAAGAGAAAAGGTGGAGGACATCCGCCTTGTGGAAGAAAGTCCGCAAGAGGAAAAGGAGGTTATCCTAAGTGTGTACCAGCAAGTAAAGCTAGAAGAATGACAGCAGCTCAAAAACGTTCTGCAGTTACAAGAAAGCGAAGAGCAGGTAATCCAGGAGGAAAGCCAAGAAACGTATCAACTTTTGTTAAACGAAAAAGAAAAACAACTAGAAGAAGGAAGAAGTAATGAACCCTAAACAAGTAGATAGAAGACAAGATTTAATCATTCGTCTACAAGGGCTAGAACTAAAAACCGCCTCTCTTATTATGAAAAGAGCAAAAGAGTTAAAAAGATTAAAGAAACTGAAAGAATACACTACTTTAAAAAAGTGTACCTTTCGAGATAAGCGTATAAAACAGCTTATAGGAGAAAAGAATGGCTAAATTTTTAAGTGGCCCTACTGGTAAGCATGGTACTCAGAAAATCCGTAAACACAGATTAAAGATAGGTATTACCAGAGATATGAATGCAGCAGCTGGAACTTTTGTTAATACAAAAAGCCCAATGAGTAGTGTAGGTGGTTTCTATGGATCAGCACCTAAACCAATCGGACCAAGATTTGGAAAAACTAAATCACCTAGAAAAGCAACTTTCGCGAAAAAAGCAAGAGTTGGTAGGATAATGAAGAGACGTAGATAGTGGCTTTTACCAAGATTAACTTAAACATAGATACTCTTGGTATAACACACAGTATACAGAAGTATAAAAACTCTGGATTTAAGATGTCAAAGGTTAACCCTAGACATACTAATACTTTCTTACAAGATAAACCAGAGTTTACAGAGTTCTGTAACCTAGTCGAAAAACAGTTTCCTATAGATTATAAAATTGTTAATTTATGGGCTACATTTCAAGAGGCTGGAGAATACACAGGTATTCATAATCACACATCAGGTGGCGTTGGTAATAATCAAGTAACTCCTGAGTACTCTTTTTGTTATTATATACATGACATTAACGAGACAGGAGCTTTACTATTCCATGATAAAGCTAATCCCACTTTTTGTAAAACAGAGTTTCCTAGAAAAGGAGACTTATATATATTTAAAAGTGATGTATTACATA